TACTCCAAGGAAAAAACGTCCTCTACATCACTCTCGAAATGGCAGAGGAAAAGATTGCGGAGAGGATCGATGCTAATTTACTTAATGTTCCTATACAGAACATAACGGATCTTCCCAAACCTATGTTTGATACGAAGGTCACTAATCTTTCTAAGAAGACACAGGGATCATTAATTATCAAAGAGTACCCAACTGCTTCTGCCCACTCAGGACATTTTAAATCATTGCTACAAGAGTTGGCATTGAAGAAATCATTCAGACCTGATATAATATTCATAGATTACTTAAACATTTGTGCTAGTTCACGATATCGTCAAAACGCCTCTGTCAATTCCTACTCGTTCATCAAGGCGATTGCGGAGGAACTTAGGGGTTTGGCTGTGGAAAGTAATCTCCCGATTGTTAGTGCTACTCAAACTACTCGTTCTGGTTTCGCTTCTAGCGATGTTGACCTTACTGACACTTCAGAATCCTTTGGACTCCCTGCTACTGCTGACCTTATGTTCGCTCTCATATCTACTGAGGAATTGGAAGGATTAAATCAGATAATGGTAAAGCAATTAAAGAATAGGTATAATGATCCTACTATCTTCAAGAGATTTGTGGTTGGTATTGATAGAGCAAAGATGAGATTGTATGATGTTGAACAAAAAGCACAGGAGGATATCCTTGACAATGGAAAGGAAGAGGAGTATAATCCACATGAGGAAAAGAAACCTAAAAAATCATTTACAGGATTTAAATTTAATGAGTAAACAAGTAGATACCCAGAAGTATACTGAGTTTGTAGACGCAGTTACATCTAAAGAATCAAACGATTATATTTCATTTAACTCTAGGTGCTTTGAGATACAGAAAGATCCTGATGGAATTCCTGTTCATCGTCTTTTAACTGCTGCTCTTGGCATTTGTGCTGAAGGTGGTGAGTTTACTGAAGTAGTAAAGAAGATGGTCTTCCAAGGTAAACCTGTGAATGATGAGAACATCTTTCATATGAAGAGAGAACTTGGAGATATAATGTGGTATGTTGCTCAGGCATGTATGGCACTTGATACAGACTTCAATGAAATAATTGAGATGAATGTAGAGAAGTTAAAGGCAAGATATCCTGGCGGAGAGTTTGATGTTCATTATTCAGAAAACAGAAAGGATGGTGATGTATGAACTACTACGCATTATTAAGTGTTTCAGATAAAACAGGTATTGTAGATTTTGCGGAAGGATTAGTTCGTGCTGGATATACTATCATCTCAAGTGGTGGAACTCATTCTGTAATAGCAGCAGAAGGAATACCTGTAACTAAGGTTTCTGATTATACTGGATCACCTGAGATTCTTAATGGAAGAGTAAAGACTTTACATCCAAAGATTCATGGTGGCATTCTTGCTCAACGTGGTAATCCTTCACACGATATAGATCGTGAAGCAAATGATATTGGATTTATTGATATTGTCGCAGTAAACTTATATCCTTTCACAGAAACAGTTGCTAAACCAGATGTGACCTTGGCAGACGCAATAGAGAATATTGATATTGGTGGTCCTAGTATGGTGAGATCAGCAGCAAAGAATTATAAGGATGTTGCTGTATTAACTAACCCTCATCAGTATGGTATTTACTTAGATTCAATCAAAGGTAATATATCAATCAAACCTGATACTTTAAGAAAGCAATTTATGATAGAAGCATTCAGACATACTGCTGAGTATGATACTGCTATCAATAGATGGATGGAAGATAATGTATAAAGAAAACATTAAGTTAATAACTAATAGTGAAAACCGCCATCTTGTGGTTCAGTGGATTGGGATATAGAAGTCAAACTGCACCAACTAGAAATGAGTGTAATCATCTATCAAGAACATTGTGAATATCTTGAAAAAGAGAACAATGATCTAAAAGAAGAAGTTCTCTTTTTGAAAGAGCAACTTGAATATAAGACTATGGGAAACCCAGAAAATGGAGATTGATGGAAAAGAAATTATTAGATACTTTAATTAAATATTTTAAAAAACAAAATATAAAGAGAGGAGATTTATTTGAGAATTTTCTCTCTTTTGTTTATCTATTCTTAAACAATGATAAATATAAGGGAATAAGTTTAGACGTTTTAAATTATATTCTTAGTGAGAAGGATATAGTTATGATGAAACTATCTCAGAAATGAAATCATTTAGTCAATTTTTAACTGAAACCAGTGCCTCCCAACAAGCATCTAGACTTGGGTTGGAAGGTGATGGGCATGGTGGATGGTATGATAGATCCACTGGAGAATTTATAGCAAAGACTGTAAAGGGAACTTTAAAGTTTTATAATAAGAGACAAGTTGTAGGTATGAAAGATCCTGCACAGTCTGAGCAAGAAAAGAATTATTCAAATCCAAATACTCAAGTTCCACCCGAAGGACAACAAGTACAACAAGGAGGTGAACAGCAAGCAGCACCTGAAGAAGAATCAACTCAGAGTCCTGATTTGGCAGCAGGTCCTCCACCAGTTCCTAAAACTAGAGGAACATTAACTCTTGCTTTTGGTAGATTTAATCCACCACATGCTGGACACGGACAATTGATGGATATTGCTGCTCAATCAGCAGAAGAAACTGAAGGTGATTATATAATTGTTCCTTCTCGTAGTAATGATCCTAAAAAGAATCCATTAGATGCTGACACTAAAGTTAGTACTATGAGGAATATGTTTCCAAATCATAGTGAGAAAATTGTAAATGATCCTCAGAATAATACTATCTTTGATGTTTTAAAGAAAGCACATAACGATGGATATACTAATGTAAGAATTGTTGCTGGAGATGATAGAGTAAAAGAGTTTGATAAGTTATCTCAAAATTATAATGGACAGTTATATGAATTTGAAGGATTAGAAACTGTATCTTCTGGTGCAAGAGAAGATGATTCTGAAGGTATGGAAGGATACTCTGCTTCAAGAATGAGATTGGCAGCAATGGAAGGAGATTTTAAATCCTTTTATGCCAATCTTGAACAACAAGTTCAGAATGAAGAAACTGGTGAAGTTGAAATTATTCCTCTAATGAATAAGAAGGCTGCTAAAGATTATTTTATATCTGTTCGCCAAGCAATGGGTGTTGAGGAAGTTAAAGAGTGTTGGAATATATGGGAGATATCACCAAAACATGATAGAGAAAATCTTCGTGAAGCATACATTAAAAAAGAAGTTTTTGATATAGGAACTAAAGTTGAAAATGTAAATACTGGTTTATTGGGTAGAATTATTCGTAGAGGTGCGAATCATTTAATCTGTGTTACTGAAGATAATATAATGTTTAAATCGTGGATAAAGGATTTAACTGAAGCAGTAGTAAATGGAACTACTACATCTGGTGTTCCAGCATCTCAAAGAGAAGTAGGAACAGATGCCCATCTTAAATATGTTGCCTCATTAGTGCCTGGAAGTAGCTGGGGAATACATTTCATAAATAAATACAAGGTAAGAAAAAGTTAGTGAAGTTTTCCAATGAGTAAAAATATCGTTGAAGAATTGCCAGCAAGAAAACATACTCCTGTAGCTGCTGCTCCTGCTGCTGCTAAAAAGGAAGGTGGAGATTCTTCTGATCCAAAAGGTGGTAATACTCAAGAAGCATCTGCTAAGAGAATTAGTCAGGCTGTATATGATATAAGATATCGTGCTAAAACTGATAAGATTACATTAGAGGCTGCTTATAATTCTTATATGGGAAATAGTAATCTAACTAAAGAAGAAAAAGATATAGTAAAAGAAAGACTATTCGGTAAAAAAGGTGGTGGTGTGAAAGAACAATTTAGTGTTGGTGTAGATGATCTAGCAGGAGATGGTGTTGCTAGTGCATTATATAAGGTATTTGTTGAGAATGAAGAGAAGGAATTGGAATTATCTTATGTTAAGCAATTAGATGAATCTGAAGAGAAGAAGTATAAAGTAAGAGTTACTGATAATACTGGTAAAGCATATGTTAGATTTGCTACTCGTTCTAAGATCACTCAACTTCGTGGTAATAGTAATATTAAATCTGTTGAAATGACAGAGCATGGTGATGTTCTAGCAGGTCAGAAGAAGACTAAAGATTATGATGGAGATGGTAAAGTAGAATCTCCAAGTAAAGAACATGCTGGTGCAGTTCATAATGCTATTCAGAAAAAGAAAGGTTTAAAGCCTGATGGAAAGGATACTCGTAAAGAGGCATTAAATGATGCATGGGGAAAAACTTTTATTTCTGATGGTACTATTACTACTGAACCAAAGGGTAATAAGAAAATATCTGGTGAAGCAGTAGATAACTATAAATCTGGTGCGGTGAAAGTTGCTCCAACTGATACCCAAGATGATCCTTCAGTTAAGGCTGCTAGAGGTGGTATCTATGCTTCTTTTGCTCATCAGAAGATGTTAGATACACTTGCTGAGAAAGCAGCATGTAAGAGTGAGAAAGATAAAAAGAAGACTGAAGCATATTCAGAATCAACAGTTAATACTCCTGATTGTGAAAAGAAGGAGGAAGAAGAAAAGGATATGAGAGGATATTATGCTAAGATCAATATGGTTCGTAACAAGATTCGTGCTATGGGTGCTAAGAACCCTATTGTTATGGCCGATCCTGATGAAGTTGAAAAATCTTGGGATAAAGGTAAAAAAGATGATGACGTGAAAGAAGAGGTAACTGCTCGTCAGATTGAAGCAATTAAAAAATCCACAGATAGAGCAAGATCTGGACGTAGACAAGAAGACGGATCTAAAATTAATCCTAATCCAACTCCAGTAAAAACAGGTAAACCACTGACTAAGAAACCAGCTAAAGTTGGTAAGGAAGCAGAACCAAAAAAAGAAAAACCAAGATATAATCCATTCAAAGATGGTAGAACACCAACCAGTGCTTCACAAACAACTGGTCCATAATGTGTTATAATGAGTGAAGTGATTATTACACCAGATTATGATGGTTTATATGATGACTGGTTCGACCCCCCTATGGAGATTAAAATGAGTTGCACAAACAATGAAGACATCGTGATTAACACGAAAGAAGGATTAGAAGTGGTCAATGTTCCACAGTCTTTACATGAGATAGCATATCATCATGCTACAGCATACCCAACAACTATTAGTACTGTTGGTGGATCGGAAGTATTCAATGTCCCAACAGAATGAGAGTTGGTCATCCCTAACTCAAGATGAAAGGGATGAGATGAAAGAAAAGGATCGCAAGGGAAGAGTTAAATCCCTTGCGATGAAATATGGTAGAAGAAGAGTAGATAATGCTCAGAATGAGGCTGAGGCTGATGCTAAAAGAACTGGTAGAGATACTAAAAAGAAACCAATAACTTGGCGAGAATTACAAAGTAGGATGGATAATACTAGCAAACTAAAACCTGGAGAGGTTAGAAAGTGGGATAAGGCAAAAGGTAAGTGGGTTTCTAATAAAGAAGATGACTAAATAAATTCAGTTTGAGAAAAATTAATGACAAGCTTGATTGATCCGAAAAAATATACTAAGACCGTTGACCTATTAAGGTCATTTTTTTTGTCTAAAGGTTTTTATGAAGTTCATACTCAGAATCGTTTAAGTATACTTGCTGCTTGTGAAGATCCAGAAACAGTAGCAACTTATAATTATGGTGGTAATGTTTGGCCACTACCACAGACTGGACAGATGTGGTTAGAATATGAATTACTTAACAACCCTGAAGCACCAGGGTTTTTTTGTGTTTCAACTTCATATAGGGCAGAACCTAATCCTGTACCAGGTAGGCATGAGACTATCTTCCCAATGTTCGAGTTTGAAATGCACGGTGGTGTAGAAGAACTTGAAAAAATGGAGATTGAATTATGTGAGCACTTAGGTATTCCTCTAGATGAAGGTTCTATACAATCTTATGATGATTGGACTAATCAGTTCAATACAAAAGAACTTGAGCACGAACATGAAGAGAAAATTGGTCGTGGTATGATTACTAAGTTCCCTGAGTGGACATCACCTTTCTGGAATATGGCAAGGTATGATGACGGTGTAACTAGTAAGAAGATTGATGTAATCTTGAATGGTATGGAAACTATTGGTAGTGCGGAACGCAGCACCGATAAGAAACAGATGCGTGATACGTTCTATACTATATCTGATGGACAGTATGCCCAACTGATTATTGATTTATTTGGTAAGGAAAGAGTAGAAGAGGAACTTGAAAAATTCCTTGAGTTTGATTTCTTTCCTAGAAGTGGAGGAGGAATCGGTGTAACACGTATCATGCAAGCAATCCCTGATTAGGGATTCTTTGTGAGGTGACGAAATTGGTAAACGTGGTAGTCTGTTTAACTACTGTTCCTGGCGGGACTTGAAGGTTCGACTCCTTCCCTCACAGTTTAGGTAACTATATAGTTTAGTTGTAATTTAATATCATGTCAGATTTGGGACTTGATGCTTCACAGGAGACAAGAATAACTGTGATGCAGTTAAAGATAGAAAGATTGGAAGAAAAACAAGATGAATTGCGTGAAAGATTAAAGGTTGTAGAGAAGTGGGTGATAGGAGCAGCAGCAGTATTGGCAGCTGGGACTACAGTCATAGGATTTGCCACTAATATCTCTAAGGCATACCTTTAGTATAAATATTGATATAAAGATTTAAAGGTAAGAATTATGTCTCTTTGGGGATCAGTCGATAATGATGCTAGTGAGCCAAAGAATTTGGCAGAAGGCGAATTCCAAGGTACTGCTAACAAAGCAATCTATGGTGTAGATGATACTGAGCAAGGTGTTGCTAATGCTGCATCTGGTACTGCTCGTAAGTATGCTGCTCCACATGCTGGATGGGTATCAGCACATACATACACTGATATGCATGGCAATACTAGAGTTAAAACAGAAACTCTTGTAGCAATGAATATTGCTTCTGGAGACCAGTCAGACGATACACAATATGCTGATGCTTAATTAACAACGATGTGATATGAGATTTGATGAATTGAATGAGAGCAACTATATGCTCTTCGCTATAAAATTCTACGATAATCCTCAAGCAGTTACAAAGGACGACTTTGAATCTGACTTGAAGAGGATTCGTTATATTAAGCGGTTGTTAAAACGGTATAAGAATACAGGTGAACTTAAGATTCACCTGATATTGAATCATCTTATAATATTGTTTAATGTTTTTCATGAAGCAGCAGTTCCTCTGTTGTTTTATAATTTAGAAGAAGATCTTTGGCCTTCTATTAAAAGTTTCTTAGTATTTTTAAATAGGATACCAGAGTATCCAAAAACTAAAATTACTGAGATTAAACCAGATCAAAATTGTTTAGACCAATTAAATACGGTTTAATGGATATCAACAAAGTAGTTGAGATTATTAGAGAATCTAAGAGGAAGTCTAAGTGTTCTTCTGGATCTAGGTGGGATAAAAAATTAAAATCTTGTGTTCCTAAAAAATCTTCCAGATGGAAGACAGTTTACGCTGGATGGGGAAGAGGACGTAATGAAAATGAGGATGATGATGGTAAAAAGAATGGTTCTAATGGTAATGGGAATAGTAATGGTGGCAGTGGGAACGGAAATGGTGGTAACGGCAACGGTGGAAATGGTAACGGAGGAAATGGTGGTGGAGACGGAGGTGGTGGAGAGTGAAAACTTTTAAACAGTTCCAAGAAGAAATAAAAACTGGAGGCACGATAAAAAAACCAACAGTTAATATTAATGGGAAGGAAATGCCAGGTCTCGGTGGTGGAGGTGGTGGTACAGACGCAATCACTATGAAGTCAAAGAGTAAAACAGCAGGTAAAAGAGTAAAGGATGTAGCTAAATTAGTAACTACTCCTTTTAGAGCAGTATTAGGAATAAAATCAAAACAAGATGCTAAAGAAAAATTTGCAAGTGAAGAAGTAATGGCAGCAGGACCAACCAATAATGTTGGTGGTGGTCAGATTGCTGGTACAGTAGAAGCAGGAGACGATCCCCCAGTAAAGAAAAAGAGAAATGCTTGGAATAAGGGCAAGAAATATATGAAAGGTTCTAGAAAGCAGTGGATGGTATAGAAATCTAGATCGTCTAGCAAATTTCTATGTAATAAATATTACGGTATAACTACCTATAATGGAAAATAATACATTGCTATTACAAAGATTAGAGAAAGTTATAGACAGCTTACAGGAAAACTCTGTAAAGATGGGGCAGATGCTTGCCGTCCATAATGAGAAGTTAGATAAGCA